CCTTTTTCTTATCTTGCATAATATAATCAATATATTCAAACCAAAATTTTCTTTTATTTTCTGGTATTAATTTTGAATATAATTCTAGTATGTTAGTATTATTGAGTATTTTTTTATATTTAGATAAATCTCTAATTTTAGGTAATTCTTTGTTTTCTGTTTGTTTCTTTATTTTTTCTTGAATATTAGAATATTCTTTTTCGTATTTTTCTTTTGTAATTCTTCCATCTATATATAAATCATTTAGTCTTTCTAATCTAGCTTTTAAATCTTGAATTTTATTTCTATTATCTTTTATTACTTTTTTTTCTTCAATTTCTTCAATCTTAATTGAGTAATTGTTTAATTCTTGTAAAAAATTTTCTAATAACCAATTTTCGAGTTTAGTTTCATTTATTGTATGATTGTTAGAACATTGACAATCTAAAAAGTGTCTGCTACATTTGTATGTTCCATATCTTATTTTTTCTCCATCAATATGTTTTCTGATTCCGACTGATCCACTCATACGTGCCTTACAATCATAACATTTAATAAGTCCACTAAATATGAATAAGTGTGTTGATTTATTAACTTTTTTATGATTTTTCATAATTAAATCATAAACTTTTTTATGTCTTTCTTTAGTTATATAAGGCTCACAATATTCGTCAACATCTCTGTAGATTCCACAATATAATGGATTTTTAAGAAATTTTTTGACACATTCATATCTTATAGGACGTGTTGGATAATTTTTATTAAGATAATCTGTTGTAGCTCTTAGTGATAAAGTTTCTTCATATTTATCAAACATATCAATTGCCATTTGCTCGAGGTTAGGATCTTTTACAACTTTTTTATTTTGCCCTTCACCAGAAATAGTGTATCCTATAGGTAATGCTCCAGTTATTGGTCGCTTGTTTCTAACCATATTGTCAAAATTAAATTTAATTCGGTCTGATGTCTGATCCGATTCATTTTGAGCTATTGATAATTTAATATTAAGATATAGACGTCCATTAGATGTAGTTGTGTTATATTCTTCGTCAGAGCATTCCCAATCTACACTATATTTATCAAGTATATCTTGCACTCTATAATAATCGGCAACATTTCTAAACCAACGATCTAATCTCCATATTATAATGCGATCTATTTTGTCATTTTGAGCATCATTTAAAAGTCTTAATAATTCTTTCCTATTAGAAAGCTTAGTTCTTGCTGATTTACCTTCATCGGCATATATATCAACTATTTGATAATTATGTTCTTTCGCCCATTCAATTAATCTAGCCTTTTGGCTTTCAATGGAATATCCATGTTTAGCTTGTTCTTCTGTAGATACTCTAATATAGATTGCTACTCTGATAACTTTGTCTTTAACGTATTTGATAATTTTACTCATTAAAATCACTCCCAATTATTGCGAAATTGCTAAATAAATGCTATAATTGAGATACACAAAAAAGAATTTTCGTACTAGACTATTTTTTATTTGTGTACCTTTTTTGAGGGACTCATTGTTCGCAGCAATGAGTTTTTTGTTTTTTAAGTTAAACTTAATATTTTATAATATATCCCCAGAAAGGGGGCTAAGGTTGAATGAAAAATTTAGATAAATTGATTAAAGAAATAAAGAAGAATGATGTAGATATTGATTTATTTTTGATAATTATTAGGCTAATCCATAAATAGGATTAGTTTTTTTTATTAACAATAAATTCTTTATTTGCATTAATAAATTTTATAAGTTTGTCTAGGTTTTCTTCTGATAAATCATCACCATCGAAAAAATTATTTTCACGCAAAACTTTTTCTAAAGCTTGCTTTACATTATCGGTGGCAACTGATTCGTCCCAATCCAACAAGTAATTTGCATCCACATTTAGAGCTTTACATAATAAAAATATTGTGTCTGCATCAGGTTTACTTGTTCCTCTTTCCCAATTAGATATTGCGGTGTCACCAAAACTTAAATCATTGTAACCATTTTTTTTTGCCAGTTCTGTAATTGTATCGGCAAGTTGTTTTTGACTTAATTTATTTTGAATTCTTGCTTCTCTAATATTTTTGGCTAAATTCATATCAATCACCTCAATTTGATTATAACACAAAAAAATACAAAATTTCAAGATACTTGAAGATTTTTTCAAAAAACTATTGACTTACTTCAAGTTATATGGAATAATGAAAATAACTTCAAGATACTTGAAGTAAAACTGTGAAAGAGGGTGATATTTAATGCGTGTTTATGAAAAAATCAAAAAGTATATGGAAGATAACGGAATTAAACAAAATTATGTGTCAGAAAAGTCTGGTATTCCTGAAAATACTTTAAGTATGATTTTAAATGGCAAAAGAAACTTAAGTGCTGATGAATCAGTTTTAATTTTTAAAGCACTTGGTGTAACACCGAATGATATTATTTTAAATTAATAAAACTAGTACGAAAAATTCATTGGAGGTAGTTATGGAAAATCAAGAAACTACTAATAAAAATCTTTCAATTGATAAGAGGGAAGATATAATCAAGTTTTTAATTAAACTGTATGAAAATCAAGAAAAAATTAAAATCACTTATCAATTGCAAAAATCATAAAGGAGGAAGACAAATGGAAATAAAAGTTAATTTAAATGAAATAGTTTATAACGGAGGTCTAGGAACTTGCCATTTATTGCAAAAGAGAAATGCTGGATGTATGACTTTAGGCGAAGTATATCTGTTTTATTCAGAAAAAAATCATCAGCATTTTATAGTGTGCGAAGGGGTAAGTGGTCCAAGAGATAGTTGCTACTTTCACTATGCCAGGTATTTCAATTCATTAGACTTAGCTATTAAAGAATTTAAGAGTATCAAATAATTAGGAGGGATTTTGAAATGATAGTGATGATAGCAGGTTTTATTTTAGGATCTATTATAACTATACTAATTTTAACAATTAAAAATTATTTAAAAATTAATCATTTGGAATTAGAATGGAAAAATATATTTATTGCATTAGTTATATTTAGTGTAATAATTTATCTAATTTATAGTTTTATTGGCATAACTATTGGCCCAATGTATGAAAAAACTAACGGAAATGTTTGCAAAGGCTATAAATATGGATGGAAAATCTGTAGTGGTGATATAAATGCCGAATAAAAAAAGAATTATGAAAATACGTTTGCGACCATTTCATAACTCTATATGTAAATTTAACAAATAAACTTACTATTTAATTTTATAAAAAAATAGTTGGTTAGTCAAATATTTAGGAAGGTATATTAAGCAATTAAGGTGATGCCATGGATAAGAAAAATACATTCATAATGTACCTAGAATATGAAGAACATTTTTCCTTATTATCTGATGAACAAATTGGAATATTGATGCGTGGCATCTTCCAATATATCAGAACAGGGCAAATTCCGAATTTTAATAGCAATGTTGCAATAAAAATGGCCTTTTCTTTTATAAAAACTAAACATTGATTTAGATAATCAAAAGTATCAACAAAAATGTGAAAAAAATAAGCAAATAGCAGAAGAAAGATGGAAAAAGCTACGTGAAGAAAAAGAAAGACGAGAATTTAAGGGATGTCATTTAGGTAGTTTATTTAAGAATGACTCTTGCTATAAATGCCAAAAGAAAAATATATGTCCTTTGAAAGAAAGTCCAGACTTTAAACTGTCACATCCTGGCAAGACATTTGAGTTGTGGTGTGCAGAAATAGACGGATTGTATGAGTCCTGGTGCGAGGATCGAAAAAAATGTGGTGAAAGTACCGACTTAGACGAATTTCTTGATTATGACTGGTTAAACGATTCAGATAACAATTAGATACAATTGCATACTAAAATATGCGAACGTATGCGAACGTATATTTTTTGTACCTACTGATAACTGATACTGATACCGATAACTGATACTGATACCGATAACTGATACTGATTATTATATATATTAATGTGTGTGTAAGAATAAGAGCCAATTTTTAAAAAATCGGATTTAAAGCTGAAAGGAAAAGATTTTATATGTTTAGATCAATTATAGATTGGCTTGAATTGAAATTTGATTTAATAAAAGAATCTTTAAACATAAAATTCACGAGTTATAAAGGGCTATGGGAACAGCAAAATATTATTATTGACGAAATGCAATGTTCCAACAATCGTGAAGCAAAAAGATTGAAAGGTATTATAGAGCAAAAGGATTCCGAAATCAATACCTTAAATTTAAAAAATCAAAATTTAATTGAAGAATATAAAAATACCAAAGGAAAATATCATAAATTAAATTACAAATATAAAATATCAAGATTAAGATCACAACGAGGTTATATTATTCTTAAAAAAAGATATGAAGAATTAGTAAAAGAAAAAAGGAAATTGGCTTCGAGTAAAGGCGGTCTTAATTCTAAAATCACCAATCGTGATAAAAAAATTAAAAAATTAGAAATTGAAAATAAAGAAATTAAAGTTTTATTGCAAAAAGTTATAAAGGAAAGTAAGAATAAACTTACGCCACCAACACTGATAGAACTTAAAAATTATGATTTATTTGGAAACAAGAGAGGAAGAAGAAAATGAGTAAATTTGAAATTACATCTATTAAAATTCATAAATTATCAAAATCAGAAAATAGCAATATAGTAGGACTTGCAAGTATAGTTTTAAATAATGCTTTTTTAGTAAACGATATTAGAATTATACAAACGAAGGATAAATTGTTTTGCGCTATGCCATCTAGAAGGCAAGCAGATAAGTCTTTTAAAGATATATGTTACCCGTTAAATAAAAAGGTTAGAAAATATTTAGAAAATTTAATATTAGCGGAATATATTAACACTCCAGAAGAAAGAATGGAACTAAAAAATTAATAATTATGTGGAGGGATTAATTTGGAATTAATTTTATATATTTTTATAAATATTTTATTTTATTTAATTGGATATTTAGTATGCAAAATTAGTACAGAAGAAAAAATAAATAAATATCAAAAGGTTACTATGATGTCAGGGATAAAAGTAGCTAAAATAAAAATGATAATTAGAACATATAGGAATGGGCTTTATAGAGAAGAAACAAAATTAAAATCACTAGCAAAAACTAGGCAAGATTTAAAATCATTCGATTATATGGATGTTAAATCAAAATTAGAAGTTGTGAGAAAAATTGAGGAGGATATTGCAAATGAAGTGTAAGAAATATGATCAAGCTTGGTTTGATAATAAGTATATTCAATTATTAAATATGAATTGTACACAAAAAAAGAAAATACAAAAATTAATTTCGTTTATGGAATTAGCAAAGAAATATAATATTAAACCACAGGCAACTAAAGAATCAAAAGTAAAATATACGAGAGAAGATTATGAAATACCAAGAACTAACAGATCTACTAGAGCAAGAAAATCAAAACTCAAAAGAAAACAAAAAACAAGATCAAAAATTTAAAGATAAATGCGATATTTGTAGTACTTTTGATTATTGCAGAGGTTATAACGGTAAAGTGTTATGCAAATTGTGTATTGAAAATGAAATATCACAATCAAATATTATGTTAAAAGGACAAATGAATATATTTGATTTTGTAGGAGGTAATTATGAATTCAGAGAAAATAGCTTTGTATCAAAGAGCAGCTAAAAGAATGCAAAGGTTAGGAATAACTGATCTTATTAGTATTATCGCAGAATTAGAAGCAGAAATTGAAAATTATAGAACACACATTAAAAGATTAGAATCACAAGATAGATTAAATCATTTTCAAAAGACTATAGGTTCAATAAATCAAAATACATGTGAAATTAAGTCAGAAGATGCAAAATTTATATATACAGTTTCTCAATATGGAGAATGCAAGTATTCAAAATTAAAACTTGCTATGTTCTGGTTAACTCATAGTAATGATTGTTTTTATGAAACATTCGGTTTTAGTTGGGTGCCATCAGATAAATTACAACAGTTAGCAAGGGAAAAGTTAAATCAAAGTAATGGTGTAGTAGTTGGTATTGATTTAGGATTTGATAAGGATATCCAAGTTAATCACATTCCTTTAGTACCAGAAACAATACTTAAAGATATTGTATCAGAAATAGATCCTATTGATATTGTTTCACATCAATCATTTACTAGCTTTCATTTAAAATAGATTATACTTAATATTTTTAAATAACATACTAGAGATACGGATCTATAAGAACAAGAAAGCAAATTTAGATTATTTTGCTATAAAATTTTAGGAATTTAGAGGTAAATATATGAATAAAAATTTAAGAAAAATTATCAATCATTATGGATTAGATAAACAATTAAAATATTTTCAAAGCGAAGTATTTGAATTAAATGAAGCAATAATAAATTATGAAAAAGATTCAATAAGTGATTTACTTAGCGATATTTTTAGAGGTGTTAAGAATTCTTTTGCAACAATATTTAGCGAATCGTTAGAAAATGATCCACGTAGAGAACATGTCATTGAAGAAATTGCAGATGTAACTATCATGTTAAAACAAATCCAACTGTACTACAATATTCCAACAAATGAAATTCATGAGGTTATGCAGTTAAAAATAAAAAGACAATTACAAAGAATTGAGGATGAAAAGAAAATTATTAGATCTTAATGATCACTTATTTGCAGAATTAGAACGTCTTGATGATGAAGAATTAACAGGAGATGCCTTAAAAGAAGAATTAGAACGTGCTAAAGCCTTATCAGAAGTTGGGGAAAAGATTATTGATAATGCTAGTTTAATGTTAAAAGCAATTCATGAGCAGAATGAGTATGGCACAGTTTCAGGAAATGTTCCAACGCTACTATTAGGAGTTTCTCAAAATGAGGAAGATTTGGAATCAAGAAAGAGATAATTATTTAATAGAAATTCACAAAGGACGATCTAATCAAGAAATCACAGATTTAATGAACGAAAAATTTGAAACTAATTTAAGCGTAAAGGCAATAAATAGTAGAAAGCGAGTATTAAAACTTATATCGAATTATAAATATATGCCTAAATATTCACCAGAAATAATTGATTATATTAAGAAAAATCATAAAGGAAAATCTACAATTGAATTATCTGATGAAGTTAATAAAGTTTTCAATATAGATACTAATCCAGATAGCATACAAAATTTAAAAACAAGAATTAAAAGAACAGATGGTTTTGTATTTGCTCCAGCTCGTAATGATGGATGCATTAAAAAAGGTAATATACCAATGAATAAAGGCAAAAAATGGGATGAGTATTTATCTAAAGAAAAACAAGAAAGATGTCAAAAGACAACTTACAAAAAAGGAGATAAACCTTTAAATGCAGTTGATGTTGGTATGGAACACATGCGATATTCTGGAAGTAAGCCAGATGATCCTGGATATGTTTATGTAAAAGTTTGTGATGGAAAAGGTAATAAAAATTGGATTCCAAAGCATCAAATTGTTTATGAACAACATCATGGACGTATTCCTCCAAGTCATAAAGTAATCTTTGCAGATGGTGACAGATTTAATTTTGATCCAGATAATTTAATTTTAGTTTCTAATTCAGAGGAATTAATTATGAATAGAAGACGATTAAGATATAACGATAAGGAATTAACTAAAACAGGATCTATTATTGCAAAAGTAATTGATAAAACTAACAAAGCTAAAAATGGAAGACTATGAGCAATTGTATTATGATTTAAAATTTGAAAACAAGAAGCTTAAAAAGAGAATTGAAGAATTAGAAAGCGATTTAAGTTTTATCAAAAAAGAAGATAAGAAAAAATTAAATATCAAAAAAGAAATATTTAAAGAATTAGAGAATTATAAGAAAAACCAAGAGGTGAAAAATAATGAAAAAGTATAACAGTAGTTGGAGTGCTGAAGAAATGAAAATCAATTTTAATCAGAAGCAATGGCGACAGGATTTTGCTGCATTTATTAGTAAAAAATTATATTGGCTTTCCACTCGTGTATCCAGATCAAAAATTATTGAAAAGAAAACTACTTATAATGAAGCAATAAAGGAATTTTACGCTTATAATGACTGCGGTGATGCGGTAATAGTTAAATATACTAATAAAAATGAAATTGTTTGTACATCAGACGAAGATTTATTAGCAGAATATTTTAAATTAAAAGGTTTTACAAATTATTAGGAGGAATTATGAATTCAGGTAAAGAATTAATCGAGGAATTGAAAAGACGAGGATTTACCGAGAAAATGTATTTTGAATTAGGTAATTCGTTAATAAAAGAATATAAAGGTAAAGAGTATCATTATTCAATTATACTTTCTTTCAAAGGGAACGTATATTTAACTAATTATGATGAAAATAATTCAGGAACATTTTGCTTGAATTTAGATAAAGAATTCACAGAAGATTTATTATTTATAGTTCCGTTTGTAATAAAAGATAAAGAAGAATAAAAGGGATTATTTTGGAGGATGTTATGGAAATTGTAATCAAAAATATTGAAGAAATTAAAATGTATGAAAATAATCCTAGAAATAATGACGAGGCAGTTGAGTATGTCGCAAATTCAATAAAAGAATTTGGATTTAAAGTTCCTATTGTTTTAGATAAGAACAATGTTATTGTAGCAGGGCATACTCGCTATAAGGCCGCAAAATTATTGAATATAACAGAAATACCATGTATCATTGCTGACGATTTGAATGATGAACAAGTAAAAGCATTTAGATTAATTGATAATAAAGCCGCAGAATTGGCTTCGTGGGATATTGATTTATTGAATATCGAATTAGACAGCATAAAAGATATAGATATGGAATTATTTGATTTTCAAATAAGTAATATTTTAGACAATATTGTCGATGATGAGTACGAGGTAGAACTACCAGAAGATCCAAAAACAAAAAATGGAAATATTTATAAACTAGGCAACCATTATTTGATGTGTGGCGATAGTACCAATGCTGATGATGTTAAAAAGCTAATGAATAATCAATTAGCAAATCTAATTGTTACTGATCCACCATACAACGTCAATTATGAAGGTAAAACAGATGATAATCTTAAAATTATGAATGACAATATGGAGGATAATCAGTTTTACAGTTTTTTAGAATTAGCATTTATAAATTTATATAATTTTATAAAAGATGGAGGATCCATTTATGTATTCCATGCAGATACAGAAGGCTTAAATTTTAGAAAAGCAATGATGAGTTCTGGATTCAAATTAGCCGAGTGCTTAGTTTGGGTAAAAAATGCATTTGTAATGGGGCGGCAAGATTATCATTGGAAACATGAGCCAATATTATATGGTTGGAAGCCAGGAGCAAGTCATTATTTCATAAATGATAGATCACAAAGTACAGTATTAGAGTTCGACAAGCCAGTAAGGAATGAAGATCATCCTACTATGAAACCTATTGATTTAATTGCTTATTTAATAAACAATTCAAGCAAGAAAAATGATATTGTATTGGACCTTTTCGGAGGTAGTGGAACGACGATGATTGCTTGTGAGCAGACTAATAGAAAAGCCTTTATTATGGAATTAGATCCAAAATATTGTGATGTTATTGTCGATAGATGGGAAAAATTTACTAATCAGAAAGCAGAATTAATCAACGAGGAATAACTATGAATGATAATTTCATAAAAAAAGATACTTTTGAAAAACTATGTGCATTACAATGTGAATTAAAAGAAATAGCTGGCGCATTTGGGGTAACAGAAGAACAAGTTATAGATTGGTGCAGAAATATTTATAATAATGATTTTGAGGAAGTATATAGAAGATTATCTAATAAAGGCAAAATATCAATTAGAAATTTACAATTTAAATTAGCAGAAAAAAGTCCAACAATGGCCATTTACCTTGGAAAGGTTTATTTGAATCAAGACGATAAAGTAAATCAGGAACATAAAGATTAATTTAGAAAGGAACAAAGCTAGATGAACATATATATGTTAAACGTAGTAATAAATATAATAGCAATTATATTATTCATATTATTTGTAATCGTTAATGCAGCAGCTTGGAAAGACTACAAAAAAGAAGTTAAAGAAGAAAAGAATCTTCTATATAAAAATTTAAGTAAATCATATAAAAAATGCTTTGATAAAGCAGGAAAACTAATGTCTAGGACAGATATAAGATTTAAAGAAAGAAATGAGTTATACAATTTTTTTATAGACTTATATAGCGAAATAGAAAGTTTAAGTGATAAAGATGTTAGAAAGAAATAATATTAAGCTTGGCGATAAAGTAAAGATAATAAAAGGAATTTCAAAATCAGATGATATATATGTAGCAACATCAATACCATTTATGGTTTGTGGAACAAAAGTAGTACATATTAGAAATATAAAAACAGGACGAATCAAAGTAGCTTATGATGTAAGTCTTTTAAAGAAAGTAGATGATTAAAGTGAATAAAGAAAAATTTATTGAAATGCTAAATAATGCCAAAGAAGATGAATACGGAAGATTATATGTCTTGGGAAATTATAATAATAAAATCTATTTTGGGACTATAACTACAATATGTGAAGATATATTTAGATTAAATCATAGCGAAGAAAATCAAAACACAGCCGAACTTTATGATAGGCATTTTTGGGATGATGATACTTTAGAATGCTTTGTAGTATCAACTAAACATGATGAGGGAATTGAGTATAGAGTTCCAAAAAGAATAGATGAAATTAAAGCTATTGGTTGTAATATAGAAGTTAAAATTGGTGATAAAAAGACATTTATTCCAACTGAAAGCATGATAAATGATATTGTTATATCTAAAATAAATGAACTAATAAAATCATTTAATAGATATGAGTGTTTAATTGAAAGAAGTATGAGAGATGAATAATGTTTTAAAAAATTTTAATAACAGAAAACTGAAAGATTTAGAATCAATTGAACAATGCTTATATTGTCCTCCACCTAGAATAGGAACTGACTGTAATACTTTAATTAGAGAAAGTGACAAGAAAATGAATTTATGTAAAAGTTTTATTTATTATTATAGACTTTTAGAATTATCTTCTATTAATTTAAAAAAACATAAGGATGATAAAGATACTATAGAAAATATAAATGAAATGATAAAAGAATATTATGATTATTATCAAGTTATAGTTGAAAAGGTTAAGAGTAGTGATTATGCATGATAGAAAAGAATATTTAAGAAAATATAGATTAGCACACAAAGAAAAATATAGAGAATATCAAAGAAAATATTCTAATAATAATTTATCAACTTATCAAAAATTAAAGGAAGAAAATAAACAACTAAAAAACCAACTCAAACAAAGAGATGAAGTTATTTATGAGGCAATAAAAAGAACAAACAAAATTAAGAATTTAGGCTTTGATAAAATCGCAAAGAAAGAAATATTAGAAATCTTACAAAGATACAAAGGAGGTAACAATGGATAAAAAAGAATTTGTATATTTAAAAACTAAGCATAGTAATATTTTAAAATGTTATAAATCAGAGCAAATGAACAAGCCAATATATCACCCAGTAGAAAGTAAAACCAATTGTTATGTTGATTGGAACGATGTTGAAAAAATATTTACTATTGATGACTTTTACAAAGAAAACACCAATTTAAAACAAGCACTAAATGAAATAAGAGAATATATAAATAATTATTCATGGGGAATTAATAGTTTCCCTGTTCCACTAAAAGAAACCATAATAGGTATAGATATTTTACAAATAATAGATAAAGAAATAGGAGATGATGAATAATGAATCTAGCATATATTTATTTTAATGACAAAGATCATAATAGTTATAGTGGAGAAGGTCCTTATGTACTTGTTTATAATGATGAAGTAATAGCATCACACTTTTGTAGTAGTAGAAGTTTTGCCAATCATGATTTAACAGTTTGGAAACAAGAACAGCTTGATAAATATAACATTGATCAGGTTATATCTAATGGAGATATTGTTTGGGAACGTGATAATAAAGAGATTAATGACCAAACGCAGTGCAATTTTGAAGTAGCAAATGACAATTATGAAGCTAAATATTGTAGATAAATTTTTAGGAGATGATAATCAATGATTAAGAAAATGATATATTCTAGTTTTAAAAAAAGAGAAGTACTAGCTAGTGGCAAATGTTGTAATTATAATTACTATATTTTAAATTTAGGAGCATTCCCAACAGCATATATAGAAATACCAATAAATCACAAATTATTTTTTAATCATTATGACAATATAGATATAGATGTTCATGGAGGTTTAACTTATAGTAAAAGTTATCTATGGATTGATGATGAAATTGAATTAAAAGATAGTTGGTTTATTGGTTGGGATTATGCACATTTTGGCGATTATTTAGGATATGAAGAAATGTATCCTGTTGAAATACAAACAAATGGGAAAAAATGGACAACAGAAGAAATATTAGAAGAAATTGTTGGTGTTTGTAAACAACTAGAAAGGTTAAATAATGACTAAAGAAATCTTAGAAAAAACATTTTAATGATTAATGGTGAGTTAATAAATAAAATTGAAAATATTTTTGATATAAAGCTATTCTCATATGAAAAAGAGTTTTTAGATGCTCTTATTGAAGCTAGAAAGCAAGATAAAAATGTAGTTGTGAGATTAGCTAGGCATCCTAGAAGTCACCTTTCAAGAGTGTTGTTAATATATAGTTTATTAATAGACGCTTATCAAGAAATCGTTTTTAAGAGAATCGAAAGCAATATTTTGAATGGTGAATCATCTAAAATGCCTAGAGGATTAAACCAAGCAATTATAGATGCTGGAAAAAGGGAAGGGGGATTAATATTGTGAAAAGTACTTTGTTAAAATTGAGATTTCTATATTTAGGTTTTAAAAATATCAAGAAATTAAATATAGGCGATGAAGTAATTTATAAAAATAAAAAATACTCATTGTCGAGTTATAAATACACTGATACTAATTGGTTAGATTATTGGAGTATGGTAAATATTAGTAGTAAAGAATATGAAGTTCATTCTATAAATGATTTTAAAAAAATAATGTCTTGGAAAAACATTAAAAATTCAATACAAGGATCTTACAAATTTTATATGACAAATTGGTATTCTATTATGTTAAAAAATCTGAAAATAAAAGATATATTTAAAGCTGATTATAAGACTTTCATACAATTGAAAAGTAAGCCTGTTTTTTTTAAAAAGTATAGAGAATAAAAAATAGAGAATAAACCATTATAGAATCGAGCGAAAACTGATGTTAATTAGATGCAATATAATATAGTACATATCTTGCACATTTTAAATAGATATAGGAGGTGATAAATTATGTATTTTAGAGAAGATAAAGATTATAAACAAGAATATGAAGATTTTTGGAAGTCTAT